ATGTTTGAAACCAATCGCTTCTAGATTCTAAATCTTCTTCGAAAGAGGAGACTAATTCAGTTGCAATGGTGGATAACTCACGATCATCTATGTTTTCTGCTAAATTTTCACCAAATTTAGATTCTTTTTCTTCAGGCATATCACTACCACGAACTATAGTTCCGTCAGGTTGTACAAAAAGTTCTGTATCTTCTTCAGGATCTTGCATAAGTTCTATTTCAAATTCTTCTTGAGAATCAGGAACTAAGGATAAAGATTGTTTTTCGATTGCCATTTAAAACCACCTCACATATATGTTCACATCATAGTATGATTTGTATTAATAATAAACCCTTTCAGAAGGATGGTACTCTTCTTCTTCAAAATAGTCACTGGTTAATTGTAAAAATCCACCTTCCCTAAACCGAGCTAGGGCTAATGTTGTCGCATCTACTAAGTCATCGTTCTCTCCGCCGGGAAAGTCACTAACTTCCTCCATTAGTTCTTCACCAAAACGATTTTCAGGAACCCAAACGCGTCCATCTTGGAAAATAGGAGAAACAGAGTTAAGCCTAGCTATCTTATCTTGTCCTTTTCCGGGAGAAAAAGTATTAACAGGAATACCTACTCTGCGTAATTCTTGTACTAAGGGAATACCACTAGCTTTAGCTTCAATAATCACCGTATCGGGGTCCCAATAGTCATATAAACGTAACGCTTCATTTTTAAGCTCAGGAAAATCAAAACGTTCTTTTATACAATCGATTAAGATTATATGCGCATCGTTGCCGTGGTATATTTCCTCGCCGATTTTGCCTTCCGGATAAAACACTCCCCATGTTGTTATAGCGGTAAAGTCAGCTCTTTCGCTTTTTAGAAACGCAGTATCGTATGATTGTATCAAATAATCACATTTAGGTGGATCATCCGCTTCCCAAATCTTAAACCACTCTTTAGGGATAATAGATATACCCTCACCTGTTGGTCTTTGCATGTATTGCGCCGCCCATTTAGACGGACTAACTGAGGCTTTAATACTTTCTAATTCTTCTAATTTCCAAAAATTGTTCCAAAGAGGCTTGCCTGAAGGTAAAATTGCAGGGAATTCAATCACTTGCCACTGATCTGCGGCTTTTTCTTGCGTCATCTTTTTAATAAGTCTACCCGTTAAGTCTTTTTTATTCCAACGAGTCATTACAATAACGATGGCTCCTCCGGGCTGTAACCGTTGACGAGGACCTGCCATAAACCATTCATACGCATCATCCATCGCTTTATCGGACATTGCATCTTGCTCAGAGTGAGGATCGTCAATAATGAACAAATCCGCCCCCCTTCCGGCTAACGCACCGCCAATACCTGCAGCATAATACTCGCCACCTTTGTTCGTTAACCATTTACCGGCAGAACGACTGTCGGCTTTTAGTTCGGTGTCCGGAAATAACTCGTAGTACTCTTCACTGTCAATTAAATCACGAACTTTACGACCAAAGTTAATCGCAAGGTCAGAAGTATGCGTTGCTTCTATAATTTTTAATTTAGGGTTTTTACCTAATAGATAAGCAGGAAACAAATGCGAAGCAAATTCGCTCTTAGTATGTCTTGGCGGCATATTGATAATTAACCGCTTTAATTTGCCCGAAGCGATATCATCAAAGGCTTTTGCCATTTTAACGTGGTGATCGCCGTTAATGAACTCTTTCCAAATCGATTTAACGAAATGCATGAACGTACTGGTAGATTTTTCTTGAAACTCTCGTTTAGTCAGTTCTTCTAATAGAACCGTAAACTCTTTAGCTTCCGCCTTATCTAAATAAGTTAGGTCAATTTGTTTTAATGCGTCTAGCCGATCTCTAGTAGTGGTCATCGTTTATTTGTTCAGTGCATCAAATAAGGCGTCTAGTCCTTGTGCTGAACCTTTTATGTTCGCTTGTTCTGCTTTTTTACTCGCTACTTCTCCTGCGGTTTCTAATGTTCCCCTTAGTGTAGCTATTCCTTTTTTTGCTGCTATCTCGGTTCCTACTTTTTTATTTTTCATTGCTGCGTATTCGGACAGTTGCTTAGGAGTAAACTCATCCGCTTCTTGTCGTTTTAAACGGTCTAGTACTTTTTTAGCCGCCGCTTGTTCTGTTGGAGAAGATAGATCAACGCCTACTTTAAACTGTTTTTGAGCAATTCTACGAGCGTCGTTAATTTTATCTAATCGGGCTACCCAACCTAATGGGGTTATTGCCATAGCCGCTTCCCCGTAATTAAGAGTACCATCTTCGTTTACAGGTAAAAAGGATTTAGCCAATGCATCAAGTTTAGGTGTATCGGGGTTTAATCCTTCTCTAGTAACGTATTCTGAATTAAGAAGATTGTAAATTTCATTAAGATTACTTAGTTCGCCACCGTTAGCTTTTTTCTGAGAGTGAAAGTCAGCTTTTTTCTGAGAGTGAAAGTCAGGGTGATCAGAAATATTTCTGTAGCCGATTCTTTTTATTCGCTCACCCGTATATGGGTGAGGCTCACTCATTATTACGGTACCTCTGTCAGACTGAAAGTCAGGGTGATCAGGATGATCAGGTGTATTAAAAAAACCACCGAAATCGGTGAGGCTGGGTCTTTCCTGAAATTCAGGATGATCAGGATGATCAGACATACGTCTGTAGCCGATTGTGTCTGCTTCTTTTTCTCTACGTTCACGCATTTCTATTCCAGAACCTAATGTTCCCGCACCTAGTCCTAATGTTTGTAAAAGAGGTAGCATAACGTCAGAATCTTTGACCATATTTGGAAGTGCTTTAGAATTGTTTTTTATCAAATTAAATAATCTAGCACCGCCTGCTGCAGGAAAGGCAGACAATATACCTAGTGCTGTATTTGCAGATTTTTCAGGATATTCACCGTAGTATTCATCCATGAACTCTTGATCAGTGTCCGCGACCTGTTGAGCACTGTCGCTAATAAAATCACCAATATCTTGTAGATAGTCTGATAAGTTGTTTTCAGTAGGTTCAGCCATGGGCTAAGTATATGCTAAAGCGCAACAAAAAGTAAAATATTGTTTAACGAGTACTGCGGTCAGCGTTTTGTAACATTATGCGTAAAAAATCACCAACATTAGTTTCATCAATAATATCTAAGGTATTATCGGGATCTAAAGCAATAATCGTTTCTCTATAATTAGGAGCTTTCTTTCCCCCTCTAGTTATAGGGGTTATCATTTTAGGGTACATTACAGAATCGTAACCAAGTTTTTGTATTTCATCACTAAATTTTGTAGTTATTCTAGCCGGATAATGTGGTTCTCTTAAATCGTATTTATTTTTTAAAAGAGTTTGTATTTGTGGTACATCACGTTTAAAATTTTTAAGTTCCCTTACGCGCCTATCCCAATCACTTTCTTTAGGTCCACCTACTATTCCTTTAGAAAGTATTTTTCTTTCATCAGCAGGTAATTGTCTAGGGTCTAATGTTCTAGTAAAACTAGGTTTAGCTTCATATACACTTCCTGCAGGTACGCCTCCGAATTGAATTAATCGTGGATCTCCTTTGCCGCGTGTTAGGTAAACGCCTCCTTGCGATAGATGTTCTGTACCTTCGCCTGTAGGTCTTTGTAAACTTTTTAATTTATTAATTCGACTGCCGTGAAATAAACTTTCTTTATTTAGTAGTGACGCTAACCCTTCTCCTTTATCTGCTGTTCTTATTACATTAGCTAAAAAAGGTATTCCTGCTTTTATAGCTGCTGTGGGATTTAAGGGCATAGTGGATAAGTATCCTGCTAAGGAGTTTCCTGATTCTGGATTACCGCCTAGTAAAGTTTGAAGATAATCAGCGGTGCCAAACCGTTCTTTATACGGTAAAGATTCTGAAGTATCTCCACGGTCTACTTTATTTAAGTCTACAAGCGTATTGACAATGTCCATAGGGGCGCCTAATACGCCTGAAAACAGTCCTTTTAAATAATCGGAATCAGCGAGTATCGGTGTTTTACCGCTTGTATATGCTGATGAATGTGGGAGAGCAGCCATGGTAAAAGTATACTCGTAAAATATTTTTTCGCAAAATTTTTTACATAGGGACTCATTTGTAAACTATATAGAATTAAGGACGTGAAACTAAGGGGCGGCGGAGGGTGTTCAGAGGTACGCGGATAGGGGGTATAGGGGTCTATATATGCGTTTCTAGGGCACCTATATATACATTGCGTAGAGTAGACCACACACAAAAAAGCCCCAGTGAAGGGGCTCAGTTTGTTGTGGTTGTGTGTGCTAGTTAATCAAAACAAGGTGACCTCCTAGAACTACATATATCAAATAAGTAACCATTAGATAAACTGGCTTGTACATTAGACGACCAGTATTTGTTGTGAATATAATAACCATACGATATGGGTTTAGAAACATCATCACATCTTAAGGCGCGTGAACTAGTATACTGCGTGGCGCTAGGCTTGCTGTCATTACGACAGCAAGCACTTGAGCAATAGTAATTGCCACGCCTAGCATTATTAGTACATGTTAGACATTTATCAATCATTTACGCCACCATCAACAATTGACATGTTGCTGAACCTGTCAAGGACTGGGCTAATGCTCTACGCTTGCCCTTG